TAAACAAGCCATCTCATCTTTGGGCCTCCTTCGGCGATCTCAGCAGTCAATCAGCTTGAAGTTTCTGCCAATTGCTCGTGCCGAAAACCCCCAGACGTCTTCATGTTTCAACTTCGCCAGATAAGGTTTATTAAGGAATATCTGGTCCCTGGCCGGGTCGATGCCCCAGCATTTTATCTTGATTAGTTCAAAATTTGAATCCGTGACCTCCAAAACCCAATAAGTGTTTCCATTCTTTGTCTTCTTTACCTTCAAAGCCCTTGGTATAAACCAGGCAACTTCAAGCTCGTTGTCCCATTCGGAAATCGGAGGAACAACATGCTCGTCCAGAATTCTGAGGAGTTGGTCGTCCACAACCAGATGTATCGGGAAGACCCCGGTCAGGGCTGATAGGAAGTCGATCTTTTGTTCATCCGAAAAGTCACCTTCCGGCCTGTAGGTCTCGATGTATTCCGCAAGTTTCTTCTTGCTCTTCGGCCTATCTGCCACGACTGACGCCCAAAAATGATTCAAACCCGTAAACCTGTCGTCAACAAGGTGATTGACGGATTGGCTCCGAATCAAAACATCCAAGGACCTCTTATTCAACTTGGAATAAACGATGTTCTCATTGAAAATCAACTCCTCCAATGTGTTGAATGGGCGATTGTTCAAAATCTGCTCAACGGCCTTCTCCCCGAGACCCTTTATTGAGGTCAGGGGTTGGATGAGTGTCTTCTCCTCTTTTCCCACCTCCCAGGTTGTGCCTGAGCGGTTGATGTGAACGTCCTGTATTTCGTATCCCTGTGCCCTGACAAGAGCTATGGCCTTCTCCTTTCTGCTCTCCGGCTCTCTGTCCAGAAAGGCTGCCATCCATTCCGCTGGGTAATAGTTCAACAACCAAGCGCACTGGTAACTAATCAGACAGTAGGATACAGCGTGTGATTTATTGAAGCCATATCCTGAGAAGAATTCAAAGGTTTGCCACAGCTTTTCGGCGTCTGCCTCCGTTAAGCCTTTCTTGAGACAGCCGGTTGTGAATTTATTATAAATTTTTTCTTTCTTTTCTTCTACCTCGCCGGTTCCCTTCTTTGTGAGAAGCTTTCTTAGCTTGTTGCCCTCATCGAGACTCAAGTTGTCACCCAGTTTATGAGCGAGTAATGCAATCTGTTCTTGGAAGATCAGGAATCCATGGGTTTCCTTTGTATATTTCTTTACAATATCATTTACATACTTTATTGACCTCGGATGTTTCTTTGCCTCGATGTAGTTCTTGTCAACGTCGGCACTCAAGGGGCCAGGTCGATAAATCGAGGTGATGGCCGAGAGGTCGATTATGTTGTTCGGTTTGGCCCTCTTGCAGAAATCTTGTGCTCCCTCCTGGGTGAATTGGAAGACTCCCACAAAGCGACCATCGTGGAATATGTTCTTCCATACATCTCGATCCTTTAAATTGACCGTGTCAGGGTGCAGATGCTCATCATAGAATCCCCTCACTTGTTCAATCGTGGGTTCCTTCACCCCTTTGTGTATCTTGAAGATATTGACGATGCATTGTTGAATCATCTCGACCGTCGCAAGCCCCAAGATGTCGAACTTGATGAACCCCATCGGCTCTAGGTGCCTGACGTTCTGTCCCTCGGACCAGGGGGTCTGAGTTACGCCGCCAGAGTTGATCAAGGGCATGTATTGATTTAAATCCTCTCCGACCACAACACCGCCCGCATGTCTGCTGACGCTCCTGATGGAGCCGTGAAGGGTGCCTACATGTGTCTCGACGAGGGGATATCTTTCCAAGAAATTCTGTAAACTCTCGGAATACTTCATGACCTCTTCGAATGTTGGAACATAAACCCCTGCTTTGATCCCATGTTCTGCTTTCGCCTGGGAGGTTGCTTCTTCAAGCATGACGCTTGTCACGGCGTTTGCCTCCATAAACGGAATATCATAAAACTTCGAAAGGTCCTTGATTAAGGACCTGAGCTTCAAAGTGTTGAAGTTCGAGATGGGAACAACGCAATTTCTCCCCCACTCTTCAATTAACGCCTCTTTCAACCTCATTGGATTGGCTGTGTCATAGTCAATGTCTGGATATCCGTCTCCGTCTCTCGTCAAGAATCGTTCGAACAGGAGGTCGTACTTCATTGGGTCAACTTGGGTTATCCCGAGAAGATAAGAAGTCAAGGCTCCCGCTGCACTGCCCCTCGCAGTGCCGACAAGAGAAAGTTCTTGTGCCTTGTCCGAGATGGCTTTCATTGTCAGGAAATACTTTGAAAACCCGCGATTGGAGATTACCTTCAACTCCGTCCTTAAACGTTCAACATACCCTTTCCTTCTGTTAAGCTTCTTGACCTTCAGAGCCTTGATACACATTCTCGTAAGAGTTTCGTTTGGGTCCTTTCCTTCTTCTAAGATAAAAGAGGGAAGCCTGACTGTTGCATCTGGCAGGAAAGTCTCTATTCTCTTGTGGGCAATATGATATGCCGCTTCGATGCTCTCTCTTATAAGATCATCGTCATATTCATTTTCTGTCAAAGCAGAATATTTTTTATACGATTCCCAAACTTGATCACCATTCTTGGGATAAAGCTCATAGCCAATTTCTTCAACACTAGATGGGACTGGCTTTTCAAGCCAGCTAGGTTTTTTCTTTCCCAACCATGCAAGTCGCTTGTAGATTTCTCTAGCCTCCCAAGAATCAGGAGTTGGATAATGAGAGTCAACAGTAGTAATAAGCGGTATTTTGTACTCTTTCGAAATTTGAATAACATAATGATTTAACTCGTGCTGCTCTGGTATTCCATTCCACTGGACTTCGGCGTACCATCTATCACCAAATATATCAAGAAACTTCTCCGTGGTTTCGCGAAGACACGTCAGTATCTTTTCTTCCCCTTCTTCTTTGTTCTCCCAATAACACCCGGCGTAAACGCCTCCGAGGCAAGCCGAAGTGGCAATGATTCCCTCGTTGTTCTCCTTCAACATCTTGTAATCCATTCTTGGATATCGATAGAAGTTCTCTCTGCTGAAGGATTTTGAGACTAACCTAAAGAGGTTATTCAATCCTATCTGATTCTGTGCCAGAAGAAGAAGGTGTCTTCTCTTATTGATTATATTCTTTGCCTTTCTCGTCTCCTCTTCATCTTCGATGTATGAGGCATTCTTCGTCTTCTTCAGATCCTTCTTCTTTTGCTTGTTCTCGTCGTAAAACTCCTTCCATTCTTCCACGGAAGGGAGAAAGTAGGCTTCGACCCCGAAGATGGCCTTAAAATTTTTGCCTTCTGCTTGCATCTTTTTCACATGTTGAACCATGTGAGGGAGCGAGTTCATGTTCCCGTGATTCGTTATGGCGTGAGCGTCAAGACCATTGGAATAAGCAAAATCAAAATGCTCGTCTGGAAAACCGAGGCCGTCGCCGGTCGAGTATACGTCGTGTGCGTGCAGATTGACAAATTTTATACCTTCCACTTTTTCCCCCTTGGCTCCATCACTGGGCCGTGTATGAACCTGAAAGTGTCATTTTGAAACGCAAACTTTATAACCTCTTCGCGCAAACCTCTGCAGGACGCGGCCTCGACCAGTATACATATAAATGTGTAGCCGAACTCATTCGCATCGGCGCCCCGGTCCAGCAAGCGCAAGACCACCCCCTTACCCTTCTTCGTGAGCCCCTTCTCCTCTCCATACTCCTCAATGCATTCCTTAAAAATCGGCAAATAATCAACATTCATCCCGTTCCCTGCTCCAATTCTCGACGTCAAAGATTTTATACCAATCTCTTCATTTATTCCTCCCCTTGTAGGTGTTGATTGCCACCGGCCAAAGTTCTCTTGCGATCTTGAGACAGGCTCTCGCCACCTGTTGAATTTCCCATTGAGCCCCTTCGTGGGTCCTGAGTTCAACAAACTTAAGCAGGTTATTTAGATTGACTGTCCCGTAGTATTCCGTGTAGAGGCCCTGCGGAAGAACACCCCTTGCCTGTTCTCGGCAGACACCCCTCTCAATCAACAAGTTATACAGTCTTAAAGAATTTAAGTGGTGTCTCTTTAGTGCCACAGAGGCTGTAAAACCGTCCCAAAAGGCGTTTGTCTCATTTTCTTCCCCGAAAAGATTAAGATTCGGATTTACCAACTCATCAGGGTTACTCGCTTGCCTGTTGCTCTTGTGCTGCGTCCTAAACGCTTCTGGTTCGTAGAATTCCATGTTTATATCCGTATATCTTCTTGATATTTCATTATAGGACCAAGTTCTATGCCTATGATGCTGGCTTCGAATATATAGCGGCACCTTGAATCTAAAAGTTATGGCGTTGTGTTCCATGGTCGAGGTATGCTTGTGGTCAATAAGATACTTAATTAGCTTTTTGTCTTTTTCGTCCAGTTCTTCTTTTTGTACCCCAAAAGACACTCTCGCTGCATTTACAATAGTAATGTCCTCGCCCATGTGCTGGACATACTCGACGGCACCGATACTATCCCCATAGAGTTCAATCCTTTTCAGCACCATCTCCCCCTTGTGTCTCTAGTCTCTGCATGAAGACTCCTCTCTTCGCATTTTCCAGTGATTTCAGATAACCATCTGGAAACGCTTCCCTGGCTGCCCTCTCAATCACCGCCACTTTCCGAACACGAAATTTTGTTCTCACTTTACTTATGGCTGAACTGAGGCCCCACCCGAGCTTCAGGATGTACCAGATGACTCTTCCGACCGCCATACTCTCCTCATCTGTCAATCTGTGAACCTTTCTACTGTATACTACAGTCTCTGGTATATTTTGTTGAAAGATGTGTACCAGAATGTCTACTCTTTCTTTATCTGTTAGATCCGTCACCTTGGCCCCCTTTTTCAAGTCTCCTCTGGAGATACCAAATAGCTTTCCTTAAATCTTCTTCTATGCCTCTTGTTTTCTTTCCGGCCCTGCAGATGTACTTCAGGGCATTCCCCAGGTGGAAATCCAAGCCCCAATCTTCTATCACATCAATCGCTTCATGCTTCCCAGGGTGATAATGAATTGGGTGATCCACCGTCTCGGGGGCGGGGCGGTCTCCCGGTTCGTCC